CGCGAAGGCAGATACGAAGCACTTAGCCGATTAAGTTCGCCTCCGGGGAAGTCACCGGGCGACCAAAAGCTCTTGAGAGGGCGGCCAACCGGATGTAGGTGCGAATACATGACGACGCCTAGCGTTATATCACCGGAGGAGGTGAAGCCATGACATCCGACGATCAGGAACCGAAGACGCCCGCGGAATACTTCTCCGACGGACGGGAGTGGCTGGTCGAGGCTGAATATAATGCCAGGGAATGGAAGGCAAACACCATAAATTCCCTGGAGGATAAATCGGCTGAACTGGCCCTCTTGGCTATGGCTAATGCGCTCCTCGGCATCTGCGCCCAGTTCATCCAGGAGCAAGGGGACGATTGACCAAGGAACTCCGGTGCGGCCTCTGCGGGAAGCTCCTGGCCGAGAAGGCCGAGCGGGGGACGGTCATCATCTGCCGGCGGTGCAAGACCCGGAACGAGGCGTGATGCCGTTAACCGTCAAGACCAAGGACTGGAAGGCTGGCCGGCGGTGGGCCAAGCGTAACGCCCTCGCCACTCCCGGCGTGACCTACACCATCCTCCAGGATGGGCGGCTGTTATCCTACCGATACGAGGACGGGCTGATGTATTGCACCGGCCACGCCAAGCGGGTGAAGCCCTACCATCCCAGAGGGTTGACGGCATCAGAACTCATGTGCTAGATTTATCCCCAGTGGCCTTATCCGGCAAGTGTCCGAGGCGAGTTTCGCCCGAAGCCGGTGGAGGTCACTTTTGCCGTTCTGGGACTTCCTCCGAAAGCAAGAACCGGGCGACGTAGCAGTCGCCGTCCCGCTCAATTACGACGTTGGACAGGCGACCTACCCGGACGCCAGCTTTGAATCCTTCGCGACCGAGGGATACGCCAAGTCTGAGATCGTCCACGCTTGCATCAGAGAGCTTGCGGTCTCAGCGGCCTCCCCAAGATATTATGTCCAGGCTCCCGCCACCGGCGGCGGCTCCGTCGAGATAACCTCCGGCCTCCTCCACGACCTGACCTCCAAGCCCAACCCGACCAGCGACTGGTATTCCTTCGTCGAGACCCTGGTGACCTATCTGATGGTCGCCGGGAATACCTACACGCTCAAGGAACGCAACCGGAGCGGCAAGGTGTCCGCGCTCTACCACCTCCGGCCCGACAGGGTCCGCATAATCGGCGGGGACCACGGCGCCGAGGGTTATATCTACACCGTCGGCGGGAAAGATTATCCCATCCCGCGAGAGGACATCTGCCACCTGGCCCTGCCGAATCCTGGCGGCGACCTTTACGGCCTGAGTCCTCTCCAGGTCCTGGCCCGTAACGTCAACCTTGACCTCAACATGACCGACTTCGCCAAGGTCTACTTCCAGAACGCCGGTGTGCCGTCCGGGCTATTGAAACTCAAGCGGCGCCTCAACACCCAGGAGGAAGCCTCGGTCATCCGGTCCCGTTGGCGGTCCCAATTCGGCGGGAGGAACAACTTCCACCGCATAGCCATCCTGGACGAGGACGCCGAGTATCAGCCGATGGCGAACGCTCCGAAGGACATGGCGTTGACGGAACTCCACGACCTGACCGAGTCCCGCATCTGCGCGGTCTTCGGTGTCCCGGCCATCCTGGTCGGCGCCAACGTGGGACTCCAACGCTCGACCTATTCCAACTACCGCGAGGCCCGGATGGCCTTCCACTCCGAGACATTGGAGCCGATGGTCAGCAGGATCCTCCGGCATCTGAACCGGAACCTGTTTGACGATTATCCCGGCAACGAGACGCTAACGGTGGACTGGGCCGAGATGCGCTCCGGCCTGGACGACCGGGAAGCCATGACCTCCAGAGTCACCGGCTTATTCGCCGGCGGCATCCTGACCTTGAACGAGGCCAGGGAACAACTCGGACTCCAGGCCGTCACCGACGGCGCGATCCGGCGCATCCCAGCGGCCATCTTTGAAGTGGCCGAGGGTACACCGGCCCCGGTGGCCGTTGGCGCCGCTCCGGTGGAGGAGTCTTTGCCGGTCGGAACGCTCAAGGAATGGGACGACCTCCCGGCCTTGAAGGCGCCGAGGGTAGCCAGACGGGCCGGGATATTGCGGCGCCAACTCCTGGAGGACCGGGAGGAGGAGACCGACCAGATGGCGAAGAAAGTCCAGCGGCATTTCCGCGGACTCCGCAACCGGGTGGACGGCATCCTGGGACGGTGGATGGAGCGGACCAGCTCAGACTCCAAGGACTTCCCACCGGGCTTTGATCCCTCCATGTTGGACCTGCCGGACGGGATTCCCGACCTCCAGGCCATCATCGAGCAAGCCATGACCCGGATGAGCAAGAAGACGGTGGACGCCATCAACGCCACCGGCCTCGCCGGAACTCTTGAGTGGTCGGAACAACTGCCCTTCGTGCAGTCGGTCTTGGTCCAGGCGCCGGCCAGAGCGGCGATAATCCACCGGACGACCAACCGGGCCATCCAGCGGGGCGTGACCATCGCCCTGGAGAATGGCTACTCCATCGCACAACTGGCGCGGGGCGTCCCGACCGCCGACCCTCCATTCCCAGGTCTCCGGGCCATCCTGACCGAGACCGAGAACCGCTCCCGGCTCATCGCCCGGACGGAGGTCATGCGGAGCCAGAACCAGACCTCGGTCGGCTTCTTCAAAGAACAAGGATTCTCATATGTCCGCGCCGACGATATAGACGGCGACCCGGACGACAACTACATCGACCCTGGCGACCCATACGGGCGGACATGCGCCGAGCGTCACAACCAGATATACACCGTGGAGGACGCCGCGAACATCGACGACCATCCCAACGGGACGCTGAACTGGCAACCGATGCCCCGGAACTACAAGCCGGAGGAGACCGCATGATCAACAAGTTCTATATCTCGGACGCCAAAGTCCTCGATGAGCGCATGGGCATCGTGGAAGCCTACGTCAACACGATGGGAGTCCGGGACGCGGACGGGGACATCATCGACCCTGCCGCATTCAACGCCTCCATCAAGTCGAACCTCCCCATCCCGGTCTTGGCCGGACATGACCAGAGCAAGCTGGTGGGGAAGGTCTTATTCGCCCAGTCCGAGCCGACCGGCGCCGCGGACGAGCATCGGCTTTACACCCGGATGCAGATGAACCTCGACACCCAGGCCGGACAGGAAGCCTACTCCAACATCGCCGGAGAGTATATCCGGGAATGGTCGGTGGGCTTCAACCTCCCTGCCGGGGACGCGGTCGTCTATGACCGGGCCGGGAAAGAGACCACCCGGCGCATCCTAGACCTGGATTGGGTCGAGGTGTCAGCGGTCATCCGCGGCGCCTCGCCGTCAACGTCAACCATCGCCGCCAAGTCGGCGACCGTCAAAGCCCCGGACACTTACTCCACCAGGGAGGAGGCCGAGTCCAGGGCTGACGCATTGGGATGCTCCGGCGCCCACCGGATGGAGGTGGACGGGGAGTCCGTCTGGATGCCCTGCTCGACCCATTCGGCATATGAGACCGCCGCGGAGGGGAGCCGTTACGCGGCCCCGGACCCGGAGGTCAAGCCTTATCCAAACTTCCACGCTTGCCGCATCCTGGAGCCGGACGCCTTCGACCGCTTCCGGACATCCTCAGAGACCATCGAGGACGGGGACTTTGACGGCAAGTCGGTCGAGATACTTTTCGGACGCCACGCGGAGTCCGGAGATTGGTCCCTAACGTCTTACCGGATGCCAGTCGAGATGTGGACAGAGAGCGAGGCCCGCTCGTTCTGCCGCGCCCACGACGGCATCTTGTTTGAACCAGCCACCGGCGAGTCCATGTCGGACGATCCAGTTGGCGCCGCCTCTGACACGGTCACCATGACCGCCTCGGACACGGCAAGCCATCGGTTACGCCTTGCCCGGATGCGCCTTGAATTGCAAACAAACCGATAAGGAGACACTGAATTGGATACGAAAGAACTGAGAAGCCAAGCCGGCGCATTGCTTGACCAGGCCCAGACGGCTATGGATCAAGGCGAGATGGATACCTTCCGGCGATTGGTTGACGAGGCCCAGGTCACCATGACCAAAGCCGACGAGATCGACGCCGCCGCCTCCCAGGTGCGGAAGCTCCGCGGGGAGTTCAACCAACCATTGAACGCCATCCCGGTCACCTCCAACGATGTCGCGATCTACAACGCGATGGACACCACCGCCAGGATCAAGAGCGACTACCGACCGGCGTCATGGGTGAAAGGACTCCCGGCGATGGCACAACCGCTCTGGGTGCAAGACCTGTGCGGGGACAACATCAAGGACGAGGCCCGGTTCATGACCGACGCCTTCATCAAGTGGTTCCGGTCGCCAAGTGAGGACATGTTCTGGAAGACCGCCAGCCCGGACGAGATCAAGGCCATGCAAGAAGATACGGATGCCGAGGGTAAAGTTAACTGCCCCCTCATGTAGTGATATATGAGTAAACATCGGGTGAATTGC